GCTGGGGCTCACGAAGGCTGCCCTCGATCGGATCGCTGGAGCCGCTGGGATCTCCTGGCTCTCATCGCGCCGGATCGACGATCGCTCCCACCCCTACTACGTGGAGTGGGAGGCGTGCGGCCGTGTGTTCCTCTTCGATGGTACGCCGCGCAGCCTGATGGCCAACAAGACCAGCGACCTGCGCGACGGGTCCGCCGACGCCCAGAAGATGAGCGCGAAGCAGCTACCGCAGCAGCGCAAGTTCATCGTGGAGATGGCGGAGTCGAAGGCGAAGAACCGCGTCATCCGCGCGCTCGGCATCCAGACCTCCTACACGCCGCAGGAGCTGCAGAAGCCGTTTGCGGTCGCGCGCCTGATGCGCACCGGGGCCACCGACGACCCGGAGCTCAGGCGGGCATTCGCGATGAAGGCCTTCGAGCAGTCCATGCAGGCCGAGGCCGCGCTCTTCGGGCCGCCCGCGGCGCCGCCGCCGGTGCGCGACACGGTGCAGTTCCCCCCGCCGGCGCAGCGCCCGAGCGGGCAGGAAGACGACTACGACGCCCGCTACTGAGCGGCCACCACCACCCGAGACGGAGAGATCACCATGGCTGTACTGAAGACCCGGGCGGGGCAGCGCGTCCCCGCCGTCACCACCATTGTCAACCGCTTCAAGGAGAGCGGCGCCCTGATCGCTTGGGCCAACAAGCAGGGCCTCGCGGGCAAGACGCTCGTCGAGGCCCGCAAGGGACCGCTCGCCGTTGGCACCGTCGCCCACCAGTGGTGCAGCGATCACCTGGCGGGGCGCGAGCTGACCGTCTACCCCGAGCTCGCCAGCGATTTGCGCAAGGGCGCCGAGCGGTCCTTCCAGGCGTTCTGCGGGTGGAAGGTCGCGCAGGACTTCCACGTGCAGCGCAGCGAGTGCCAGCTCATCTCGGAGACCCACCTCTTCGGTGGGGTGATCGACATCGTTGGCTTGGTGCGCGGCAAGTCGCGCGTGCTCGATCTGAAGACAGGGGCGATCTACCCGGACTCGATCATCCAGGTCTGCGCCTACGACATGCTGGCGCGCGAGGCCGATATCCCGCTCGACGCTCCGCCGATCGTTCTGCGCATCGGCAAGGACGACGGAGCCTGGCAGGAGTACGAAGTGCCGGAGAGCGTGAGGGGCTCCGCCGTCGCTGCCTTCCTCCGGATGCGCGAGCTCTTCGACATCGACAAGACGCTCGCCAACGAGGCGAAGGCCTTGCGCGCAGCCTGACCGGTACCACCTTGACGAGGAAGGAGCAGACCATGCACAAGATCATCGCATCCGGCGATCACCACTTCGCCGAGGGGGCGCGCTTTGAGGAGTGCGTCCGCGTCCACACCTGGATCGCCGAGTTGGTGGAGGAGGAGCGCCCCGATGCGTTCCTCTCCGCCGGCGACCTCTACGACCGGGCGAGCACCCCGGTCGAACGGGAAGCTGTGGCCGACTGGCTCACGCGGATCGCCGAGGTCTGCCCGGTGGTCATCGTGCGCGGCAACCACGACAAGCACCGCGACCTCGTGCTGCTCGGGAGGCTCCGCACGCGGCACCCGGTCATCGTCGAGGAGGGGGCGGCGGTGCACGTCGTGGGGGGCGTTGCGGTGGCCTGCATGGCCTGGCCGAACACCGCTTGGCTCGCTCGGCAGACCGGGCAGGCGGGGGAGGCTCGGGACCAGACGGCGCGGGCGCTGATGGGAGACGTGCTGCGCGGGCTCCGCCGGGGCATCGAGACGCGCGGGACCGGCCCGTCGGTGCTGCTCACGCACGCGATGATCGACGGCTCGGAGACGAGCACGGGGCAGCCGCTCATCGGGGCCGAGCTCAACGTGGGGCGCGAGGAGCTCGGGCTGGCCGGCGCGGACATCACGATCGCCGGGCACATTCACAAGCCGCAGGAGTGGGAGTGGAACGGGTCGCCGATCGTCTACACCGGGTCCCCTGTCCGCACCGCATTTGGAGAGGTGGAGGAGAAGAGCGTCACGGTCGTGGAGTGGGGGCCCGGCGGGCAGCTGCTCTGGAGGCGAGAGGCGACGCCGGCCAGGCCGATGGTGCAGCTCGACGGGCGGTGGCGCGACGGCCAGCTGCTGGGCCTCGAGCATCCCTCCCTGCTCGGCGCCGAGGTGCGAGCGCGCTACGCCGTCCCTGCAGATGAGCGGGACGCGGCTCGCGCCGCTGCTCTCGCGTGGCGTGACCGAATCACCGAGGCAGGAGCCCACTCCGTCAAGCTCGAGGAGCGCGTGGTCGCCACCTCGACTGCCCGCCTCCCCGAGGTGGCCACGGCGACCACCCTGGCCGACAAGCTCGGTCTGCTCTGGGACTCACGCGGCACCGTGCCCGAGACGGAGCGCAGGGCTCGACTTCTCGGGATGACGACCCAGCTACAGAGCGAGGCAATGCAATGAGACTCGAATCACTGAAGTTCCGCGGGCTCGGACCCTTCAAGGGCGAGCAGACCGTCGCCCTGACGGAGCTCGACGCCACCCTGGTCGCAGTCGTCGGCAGCAACGGGGCAGGGAAGTCCACGCTCAACGAGCTCTTCCCGAGCGCCCTGTACCGGGAGGGGCCCACCCGCGGCAAGCTGTCCAAGCTCGCCACCGAGCGCGACGCCTTCGTCGAAGCCACGGTGGTCAACGGCTCTCGCTACACGATCCGGCAAAGCGTCGATGCCATCAGCGGCAAGGGCGAGGCTCTGGTGCTCGACGCCGACGGTGATCCCGTGCTCGGCGACGCGAAGGTCACGAGCTTCGGGACCTGGGCCGCCAAGCACCTGCCGCCGCCCGAGGTGTTCTACGCCAGCGTCTTCGCGGCGCAGGGGAGCGGGGGTCTCCTCGCGATGAAGGCCGCCGAGCGCAAGCAGGTGCTGCTCCGCGCCCTGGGCATCGAGCAGCTGGAAGCCCTCGCCGAAGGGGCGCGCAGGCACCGAGCGGAGACCTCCCGCGCTCTCGACACCCTCCGGGCCCGCATCGACGACGAGCGGGAGAGGGGAGGGGACGCCGAGGCTCTGGCCGCCGAGCTCGCCCAGGCCCAGCAGGCCGCCGTCCAGGCCGACGCCGAGGTCGAGAAGGCCCGGGGAGCCGTGGCCGACGCCGAGCGCCTGGGAGCCGAGTACGAGCGGGCGCTGGCCGCGGTGGAGGAGCGGCGCCAGCGGGCCGCAGAGCTCGAGCAGCAGCGCGCCGGGCTCCGCCAGGGCCTCGGCGAGCTCGACAAGCAGGCGGCCGACATCGAGCGGCGGATCGCCAACAACCAGGACCTGCTCGGGCGGGCGAGCGAGATCCGCGAGGCCGAGGCCCGGGCCGAGCAGCTGAAGGAGGAGATCACCCAGGCCGAGGCGGACTGCAGAGCAGCGGAGGAGGAATCCAAGCGGGCTGCCAGCAATGCTGCGGCGCTGTCGCAGAGGCAAGAGCAGGCCCTGCAGCGCGCCGACCGGGCCCGGTCACGCCTCCGGGACCGCGAGCGGGTAGCGGTGGCCGTCAAGGCCCTACCGGACCTGGAGCGGGCCGTGGTGCAGGCTCAGCAAGACAGCGACCAGGCTGCCCAGGAGCTGCACCGGCTGCAGAGAGAGCGGCTCGCCGGCGCCGAGGAGCGGATCTTCGAGCTGCGCGAGGGCCTGGCGACAATTACCTTGGACTGGAGCGACGCGGCGGGAGTAGCCGACCGCACCCTGCAGGCTGATGACGAGACGGTGTGGCGCGCCGCGACGCTGCCGGCAGACGTGGCCGCGGCCGAGGGGATTGCTAGCGACGCCGCCCGGGCCCTCACTGGCGCCACCAGGGCCCGCGACGATGCCGCCCGTCTGGCGGGTCGCTCCCAGGAGATGGCGGACGCCGAGGCTGACCTGGCCGCAGCAGAGAAGGAGGCGAATGACCTGGATGGGGAGCGCGCGGCAGCAGGCGTGCAGGCCGAGGCGGAGAGCGGTCGCGCCGCACGGCTCCGCGGTCGCCCGGGCCAGCTCCGCCGCGAGCGGGACGCGCTCGCGCCCCTGCTGGCCCGGGTCGCCCCCCTGGCCCAGGCCGAGGCGCGCATCGCCGAGCTGCGTCCCCAGCTCGAGGGTCTGGGCGCGCGCATCGACCGCGCCACGAAAGACTTGGACGCCCTGCCGGGGCCGCTCTCACCACAACCCCTCCCTTCCCCGGCCCCGGCAGTGGCTCCACTTCGCGCAGCGCTGGAGAGCGCCGAGAAGAGGGCGAGGGGAGCTCACGGGCAGGTCGCCGTGCTCGGGCAGCGGCTGGAGGCCGCCCGGCAGTCGGCCGCCCGCGCCCTGGAGCTCGACGCCGAGCGGGTGGCCCTCGACCAGCAGCTCGCGGACTGGACCCGCCTCGACGAGGACCTCGGCAAGAAGGGGCTGCAGGCTCTGGAGATCGACGCGGCGGGCCCGGAGATCTCGACGCTGACCAATGACCTGCTCCACGAGGCGTTCGGTCCACGCTTCACCGTGCGGCTCGACACCACGAAGCCGTCGGCCGACGGCAAGCGAGAGCTCGAGAGCTTCGACGTGACCGTGATCGACACGGAGCGGGGCAGGGAAGCGCCGGCCGAGACGCTGAGCGGCGGCGAGCGGGTGATCGTCTCCGAGGCCCTGTCGCTGGCGCTCACCATGGTGGCGTGCCGGAGAGCGGGCGTCGAGCGGCCAACGCTGGTGCGCGACGAGAGCGGGGCCGCGCTCGACGCGGAGAATGGCCGGCGGTACGTCGCGATGCTGCGGCGGGCAGCGGGGATCGTGGGCGCTGACAAGGTGCTCTTCGTGTCCCACTCGCGGGAGCTGTGGGAGCTCGCTGACGCACGGATCGTCGTGGCGGACGGCGGGGTGACGGTGGAGGTGGACGGTGGCTGACCGAATCGATCTCGAGCGGCTTCGCGCGCTGCTGGGATTCACAGACACGGAGACCGACCGATGACACCAGAACTCACCGAAGCGATTGACGATCTAGAGCGCCTACTCAAGCGCAACGAGCCACTGTACTCGGCATCAGCCCGCGTGATCGTCGCGCGCGACAACGCTCCACCCCGCAAAGTCATTCACGCCTGGAACGGGCACGATGGTCTTGATCGCTGCCTCTGCGACGACGGCACGATGTGGTGGCAGGGTGGCGACGCCAAGTGGAATCCCTACCCGCTGCCGCCAGGCTGCGGGCCCGCCGAGCCGAGCGACACCGAGCCGCGGGAGCGCGTCGCGATGCAGCAGGACGAGATCACGGCGCTGCGGACCGGACTGCAGCGAGCCCGCGAGGAGCGGGACGCGGCGACGAAAGCGCGTGAAGAAGAGCGGAAAGCGCGCGAAGCGGCGCGGAAAGCGTATCACGTCACCATGAAGCACCTCGACGCGGCGCTGGACGAGCTCAGAGAGGCCCGCGCGAAGATCTCTGAGCTGAGGCGGGAGCGAGACGAAGCGCGCGCCGAGTCGATCGTGGCCGCCGAGCCCGAAGACGAGCCGTTGTGCTGGGCCGTGGAATACCAGTCCGCGCATACAGGGGGCTGGCACGCGTCCTGGCGGTACACATCGCTGATCCGCGCTGAGGCAGAGGTCGTGCTCGGCTCGCGACGACTCGGGACCCCATTCCGCGTGCGCTACGTGCCCGAGCTGCGGGACGCGCTGAAGGAGCCGGACAATGGGTGAGTCAGGCATGATCCGCGGCCGTTGCCGCACCAACCCTGACGACTACAAGCGCGAGGAGTGGCCCACCTTCCTCCTGCGCCGCCCTACCCGCATTGATCGGGCTGCCACCTGCGAGCACGTAGGCTGGCTCTCAGGGAGGTGCACCCGCCGCTGGCGCGTGGTGGTCCGAAGGGGGCCCAAGCGCCGCTGCGTCTGCCGCTGGCACGCGCGGCACCTGATGGGGGTAGGGTGGGAGAGGGACATCCCTCGCCGTCGGGCTCCGGAGAGGGAGCGACCGATCTGGGCGAGGCATTTGGAGAGACGGTCGTGAGACGCATCAGCTTCTCCCTGACCACGCCCCAGTTCCTCGATGGCTCCAAGGACGTGACCCGCCGGCTCGGCTGGCAGGACCTCGAGCCAGGCACCCACCTGCTCGGCATCGAGAAGGGCATGGGGCTCAAGAAGGGCGACAAGCAGGTGGTGCTCGGGGAGATCGAGGTGGTGAGCGTCCGACGGGAGAGGCTGGACGCCATCACGCCGGAGGATGTGGAGCGGGAGGGGTTCCCGGGGCAGAACCCGGAGTGGTTCGTCGCGTTCTTCTGCAAGGGCGGGCGGGCGCGACCGCCAGCAGGGCGGCGATGAGCTGCGTGGTCATGGGCCCCCGAATAGCCCTAGGGCCGCAGCCAGCAGCCGCTCGACGGCATCGGTGTGTCCGAGCACCACGCCGAGGACGGCCGCCACGCCGCCGGTCACGCCGGCGGTGGCCTTCGGGTGGCGCTGCATCACCGACAGCTTGATCTGCTCGTCGTGCAGGCTCGCCAACTTCGGGCGCACGCTGTCGAGCTGTGCCGTCTGCACGGCATCGCTCGCGAAGAGCTTGGAGACCCGCGTGTTCTGCCGCACCTGCTCGTCCGCAATCAGGTCGAGGCGGGCGTCGAGGCGGGTCACGGCGGTACCGATGCGCTCGAGCTGGTCGAGGATGCTGTGCTGCACCCGGTGATCGTCCTCGACGTGTGTGCCGAGAGCTGTCCGGATCTCGGCGAGCTCCGTCAGCACGTTGCTGCCGCCGCCGTTGGGACCGATCCCGATCCCGATCACGACGCGGCCCTCACGCGCTCGAGGAAGCCGTCCCAGGGGAAGTGCGGCCCCGGATCCCAGTGGGTCGACTTGCCGAAGGCCTTGCTCACGTCGTGGTGCCCGCAGAAGCCCGAGGCCTTGCCGCCATTCACCTGCTCGACGCTCAGCCGCCGCAGGGGGACCTTGTACCGGCGCGCGATGACCGCGCAGTGCCGGGCAGCGATCCCCAGCATGGCGGTGGAGTACTCGTCGCTCCACTCCGCGGCGCTCTGCCGCGCTCTGCCGGCGAGCTCGACGTGGTAGCCGTCCCGGTTGGCGCCGGGTGCTGCCCAGGCGATGTGCTGGGGAGGGACGCAGCGCACGAGGGAGTCGTCGTCCACGCAGACGTGGGCCGAGGCCTTCGGCGGCTCGCCCCTGAGTCCCGCGAACCACGCCGCTACTCCTTCGGCGGTGTCGTGCCGCTCCGGCGTCTCCATCGTGTGGATGACGATCAGGCGGATCCGCTCGCGGTTGGCCCAGCGCCACCCTGCTGCGTGCACCAGCGGCCAGATCGGATCGGCGTGCGTCTCGGTGGGCGGCGTCGGCTGCAGTGAAGGAGCCCCGATTGCCGCGCGCGTCGCGGGGCCCACGATACCGTCGGCGACCAGCCCCCGGCGGGCCTGCCAGACGATGGTGCGCTTCTCCGTGAGGCGGCCGAAAGCGCCGTCCGCCCCGTAGGGCGCGAGCGAGAGCGCCGAGTGCTCGAGCACGCGCTGCCATGAGGCGCAGTCCTCGCCGCGGTCGCCGCGTCGCAGAGTCTGGCGCCAGTTCTCAGGTGGGGGTGTGAGTACGATCATGGGGATACCTCACTGGGAAGAACCAGTCGAGCAGCAGTGCCCAGCCGAGCTGGACGAAGAACCAGACGGAGGAGATCATCGGGCGTGCCTCCCCCCGAAGAGCCGGACCCCCCAGTAGACCCACCACGCCCGGAGCGGGCTCATCCCGTCTGCCAGGCAGAGCCGCCGGAGCTCCATGTCCGCGCCCTTGCGCCAGTCGCGGCTGAGGCGCCCCTCCCGCATGAGCTGATAGAGCGCATCGTGGACGAGGGACCCCCGCATGAAGCTCGGCGTGTCCAGCGTCGGGCCTGAGGGGCCGTCCCAGGCGTAGCCTCGAGCGATCGTGAGTTGCCCGGTGGGCGACAGTCGGATCCACCCGTCCTGCGCCACCTCACGGCCAGCGCCGGGGAACACCTGCACGCCGCACGAGTGAGGCGCCGTGAGCTCGTACTTCCAGCCGAGTCGGCGGAAGCGCCAGCCGTCGCGCGGCAAGACCCGGTAGCAGAGCCGCCCGAGCATCACTCGACCCCGTAGGTGCAGGAGTCCAGACCGTCGCAGCTCCCGAGCTCGGCGATGCACCTGGGGTTCAGGGTGAAGGTGCCGGAGGCCTCGGCGTTGCGGCAGACCTCCTCGCAGGTCGCTCCGCCAGGGGTGGGCTCCGCCTCAGGGCAGCCGAGCTCGCGCAGGTGGTCGCACGCTGTGGCGCAGTCGGCGGGGGTGCCGGCGTCCGCGGGCCCGGGGCGCAGCGGGGTGATGTGCACCTCGTGGTGGACCGGACCGCAGGCGAGGGCGAGCGGGGGCAGGAGGGCAAGGAGGGCTCGGAGCTTTCGGATCATGAGGTTGCCTCCACGTCGATCGCCCAGAGGTCCTGCCCCAGGGAGACGAAGGTCTCGGTCACCCGGGCGCGGCCCCCGTTGCGCCAGCTGGTGCCCCAGCTGTTGAGCAGCCCGAAGGTCCCGTCAGGCTCGTAGTCCTCGAGCACCACGGCGTGCCCGCCGATGGTGGACTCCTGCGGAGCGTCGATGACGAGGGGGCCCTCGCTACGGGTGAAGGGCCTGTCCACCCGCCAGCCGCCGACCACGGGCAGCCCGGCGGCGATGGCGCGGCGCACCCCGTCCACGTCGCCCGAGACGATGCGGTAGTACCCGCGCACTCCCCGACGGTCGTAGGCGTCGCGCGTCGCGGCCCAGCCGGGAGAGCGCTGCACGCGCGCGGCTGCGAAGGGCCAGGCCTCCTCGGACGGGCACCCGAAGCGCTGCACCGCCCGGATAGTGGTCCTGAGGTGGCTCCCGTCGTCGACCCGCTCGCCGCCCCACTCCGACCTCCCCCACCAGTAGGGGGCGAGCGCGGAGAGGTCCGGGCACTCCACACCCTGCGCCAGGTAGGCGAGCCGCACCGCCTGGGCCACGGCCTGGCCGGTGCAGCTCTGGGTGGGACCCTGGTCGCGCGGCACCACGAGGGGGTGGGCGACGCTGGCAGAGGCCGGGGGAGGGGAGGATGCGAGGACGCCGAGGAGCTGGCCGAGCTCGCGGTCTCGCGCGTCCTCAGGGTCAGGGCGGCAGCCGAGGCCCCGGGTGGAAGGAGAGGCGTTCACCGGGCAGCCTCGCGGCGCAGGCCCATGGCCTCTGCCTCTCCGGCGGCCCCGAGCCGGGCCGTGCAGGTCTCGACGAAGCGGTCGAGGACCGCCCCCTGGGCCCCCTCCTGCTCGGCCAGGATCTCGCAGGCGCGACGGTGGTAGTCGGCCACCGTCTCGACCGCGGCGAGGACGCCGGAGCAGGCCGGCAGACAGAGGGCAAGGGCGAGGTAGAATCGGGCTGTGGACATGGATCTCTCCTGTTCGCGCCAGCGGCGCGCGTAGTGGTGCCCCCGATGGCCCGCCGTCAGGAGGATCGGCAGACGCGGGGGCGTGAGAAGAATGCCGCCGCCCACTGGCGGGCCCCGGGGTGGGGCAGGAGAAGACCTCCCAGCTCAGCAGGCGGCGGGCTTGCGTGTGGTCAGGCCGCGTCGGCATCCTCCTTGGGCTCGACGGCCTCGATCGCGGGCGGTGTCGTGGGCGCGTCGACGATCGCATCGACGATGGGCAGGGCGAGGCGCGCTGGCATCGCGTACTCCTCGAGCACGCTGCCGTCAGCGGCGCGTCGGGTGAGTGTGAGGTAGCCCTTCTCGGGCTCCTCCAGCACGGCCTTGAGGATCTCGTGGTCGGTGGGGTGCACCTTCCAGGTCGCACCTTCCAGGGTCTCCAGGTCCGACAGGATGCGCATGGCGGCGCGTCCGCCTGCAGCGGTGCGCGTGAATCGCGCGTCGGTGTCGCAGACGTGGGTTACGATCTGAAGCAGGCCGATCTCCAGGCCCATGAACTGCACGGGCTTGGGGACTTGGACGTAGCGGTAGCTGGTCTTGCTCATGACGTGTCTCTCCTTGCTGTTCTCTCAGTGTCCGGGCTCAGGCGCCCGCGAGTCGGTCCGCGCGCTTGTTCATCGCGGCGTTGTAGGCTGCGACCCTGGCGGCCTCGAGCGCGGCGAGCTGCTCGGCGGTGAGCCCGAGCGCGGTGGCCCGGTTGACCTCGGCGACGACGCTGCCCTCGCCGTCTTCGATCTCAGCGACGACCTCCAGCTCCCCTAGAGTGGGGTTGAGGCGAAGGTGGACGACGCCGCGCGTGGCGGTGGCCGCGTCGGGAAGGGTGATTGAGGGGCGGGGGATGGTTCGTGCTGGCATGGTGTCTCTCCTGCTATGCTGCTGCGATCGTGGTGACGGTGCCGGACGAGCCGCGCCACTTCAGCGCGCCTCCCTCGGCGTAGAGGAATCCTCCGGCGGTCGGGTTGCTCGACGGCGCCGCGCTTGCGTTCACGACGAAGACGCCTGCGGCCATCGCGCCCCAGCCGACAGGCAGAGCCCCGAGCGCAATGTTGCCGCTCTTCGTCGCGTCGGTCGTGTTCGTGCCGCCTCCGAGCAGCAGATCGCCTGCTAGCAGCGATGCGCTCGCGTTGCCCTGGGCAGTGACACTGAGATCGTTGCCGGTCGCGGCACCTGCTGCTAGCTGCGTGATCACCGGAGACGATGCGGACGACGCCCACCGAAATGTGGCGACGTTCATGGTCACCGTCCCGCTGAGCACGATCGGGCGCCCGCTGTTGCTGATCTCCACGCTGTTGGTCGAGCCGATCCCGATCAGGTGGTAGTCGCTGCCCGCGCCGCTTTGCCGCCCCCACCAGTGCGTATCGTTGCCGGTGCGCAGTGTGCCTTGCGTCGACACGTCCGCGCCGAGCGCGATGAAATCCGACGAGGCACCAGCGAAGTTCGCGACACGCGTACCACTCGCCCCGCCTCGCCAGATCTCTACGGCGCCGTGCCCGCCCGCGAGCGAGTTGTAGCCGCTGCCGAGGAGTAGCTTGCCGGCCTTCAGCGTGGCGCTGGCGTTGCCTTGGGCGAGGACTGAGAGCGTCTCGCCGAGGGCGTCGCCGGCGGCGGCTTGAGACACGGACGGCGCTGTAACGGCCGCCGCCCACCGCAGGGTCGGAACGTTGAAGTTCCACGACGATGCCGTCCACCAGCCGACGTTCGTCGACGATACGCTCGCAACGACCGTGGCAGCGGTAGCGCTGAAACCGTGGCCCGTGTACCCGCTGAAGCTCAGCCCCGGAAAGCTCGTTGTCCCGGCGCCCGCGCGGATCACGCCCGTGGTCGTGATCGTGTTGTCCTCAAAGTCGGCGCCTACGGTGTCGATCAAGAGTTGCCGAACTCCGCCCACATAGGCGCACACACTTGTGCCCGACCGCAAGTGCAGACCGTTGTCGCCCGCGTCCCCGCCAAACAGGATGTTGCCCGAAGCGTCTACCGAAGCGATCCGAACGTCGGTCCCGCCGACTGTGCGCGAGTAGAACCCGACGGCATTCGCCACCCTCAGCCCGCCCGTCGTTGGCAGCGCAGAGCCTACGCCGACATAGCCGGTCGTCGTGACGCCGAGGGTCGTGAAGCTGGCAAGCGTGCTCGTGAATCGAGCGACTTCGGTGCCGGCGACGCCGATCTTGACGGGCGAGCCGTTGATCGCGGTGATAGCGGCATCGTCGCCGAACGTCATCGCCTCGAGTATGCCGTGCGTGTAGATCAGGGCGTAGGAGTCGCCGCCCACGTTGGCTGTGTACGTAATCAGCGCGCCGTTTGGGTCGGCGTCGTAGTCCAGGCGCAGCAAGCCACCGTTGGTGTTGTCGCGGGCGTTCTGGCCGAACGCGGCGTAGTTGTAGACGACCGCGCCCGCCTCGCGACGGCCGAAGCGGAAGTACTCCTGCGCGCCCGCGGTATCGAGGTCGTGGACAACGACGAGCTCGGACGCACCGGGCGCAGTGCTGCCCTGCGACTCGACGAGAAGAAACCAGTCGTGCCGCTCGGAGGCGGAGCCCGACCAGTTGTGGCCGGTGAACATGATCCCGGGCGAGAATTGCTGCTCCTCGAGCGCTGTGGCCGCGGTGCGGTTGCGGAGCCAGATCGCGACGGCGGAGTTTTGGGCTAGGTCGGCGAAGGTGAGGGTGTTGGTGAGCTTCGCGACGCCGTTCTGGTCGATGGCGAGAAACTGGCCTTCGGTGCCGGCCAGGCTCGTGGTGATCTGATCGAAGGTGAGAGCAGTCACGCCGACCGTGACCGGGTTGGGGCTCACGAGCGCGAAGACGGTGCCGTCGTCGTAGGCAGTGCCGCCTTCCTCGACTGGCACGAGGGTCATGCTCACCACCTCGGCGTCCTCGTCGAAGTCGGTGGCTCTCGACCATGCGCCGACCGCGGCGATGTAGATACCGTTCTCCGTGGCGGCGGTCTGAGCGGGCACCAGCACGCGATCGCCGGCCACGGGCGTTACTCCGTTGCGTGCCGCAAGCCCGTTCAGCGTGTCGTTCTGCGTCGTCACAAGGCGCACGGGGGCAACGTGCCCGACTGGTATCTCGCCTCCGGTGGCAGCCGTGGCGGTGACCGTCAGCCGTTCGTTCGCGGCGTCCTCGGTGACAACGAAGCCCGTGCCGAAATTCAGCGTCTGATAGAAGGTCTCGTCCGCTCCGCTGTCTTGGACCAGTCGGATCCCTAGCAGTCTGTCGAGGAGGCTCATGGCTGCCTCTGGTGTGATGCGATGATCGACTGGGTGCCGCGCAGTCGCAGATAGTTGGTGCCGTCGAGGGCCACCAGTTTGCCCTCGATCCCAATCCGGAGAGTCCCGGCCTTGGTCGCCACGTGGCGGAGTTGCAGGCAGTGAGAGAGCGCACGCCCAGTACTCGGCTCAATGATCGCCTTCGCGGTGTCGCTAGGCGTCTCGGTCGGGGTGCCGCCGTGGTCCTCGATCAGGTAGGCCCGGACGATGCCGTTAGCCACGGTGTTCTCGTTGGTGATCTGCAGCGCAAGCGTCGCGATCACCACGTCGCCGACCGCCACCGACGGCACATCCACATAGCCTCCGCTGGTCGGCTTCGTGTAGCTGGTGGTGCTGAACGTGTCGAAGTTCAGCAGGGAGTCGCCGACGATCGGATAATTCCACTCGAGGGTGTTGGCCTGCTCGGCGAGCCACTTGGTGCGATCGGTCAAGGTCTGGAAGGGGGTCTCCACCGACGCGGCGTTGCGCAGGTCGATCCCGTCCTCGGGCACGATCACACTGGCCCAGGCGCTTGCATCTACGAGAGCTTTACTCATGGCACCACCAACTCGACGGTGTTTCCGCCGTTGTGCAGGTAGATCTTTCCGCGCGCGTGCGCGGCGTTCCACTCGGAGGGGATCTGGACGATGGTCTCCACCGTGTCGGGGTCGAGGTCGCTGCCCCACACTCCGCCGTCACCCCAGACGCCCGGGTCTCCCCAGTAGCCGTCATCCGACAGAGCGTCGGGCCAGGCGTACTCCAGGCGCCAGTGCGGCCAGGTCTGTCCGTCGGCAGCGACGGCGTCGATCGTGATCGTCCCGTCGGTCGTCATCGTGAACCGCCGCCCCATGGCGTAGATGAGCTGGATCTCGAAGGGTGCCGCGGCGTAGTAGGCCTGGAGCTGGCGCAGCATGGCGTAAGGGCCGCCGCGCGTCTTGTGGTCGTCCAGCCAGCGGCGGAGCCGGGAGGCGTACACCGAATCCGGCTCAGTGAGCCCCTGGCGTATGCGCCGTTCGCGACCCAGCAACGCGAGCGCGTCCGTGTCATCGAGATCAGTGAAGCGCCTCCGCACGGCCAGCACCGCGGACTCTGCCAGCAGATCGAAGTGCAGGGCGATCGCGTACAAGATCTTCTCCGCCGTGCCGCTCTGCAGCCACCGGGGAGAGACCTCGCGGGTCGCGTCTCGGAAGGTCTTCAGCATCAGTCCGGCTTCGCGATCTGGTGGATGGCTGCCACCGTGAGCGTCCCCAGCGTGGGGACATGCGACGCGAGGAGCTCGACGTCGGCGGCCGGCTCAGTGACGCTGACGCGGAAGATCCGAAGGTGCGTCTCGCCGTAGTGTGTGCGCCCGATCGCCGCTTCGATCGCGCTTACAAAGACCTTGCCCGGGTTGGCGTCGATGATGTTGCCGCCGATCTGCTCTGCCGCGATGAAAGCTGTCAGCTCATCGGACACCGCATCGGCCACGGTGTCGTCATCGAGCGATAGCGTGTCGTAGAGCCAGATCTCATAGGTCACGTCAATCGCGATCGGCGTCGCGGAGATCACGTCCGAGGTCACCCCGATCGGGGTGCACAGCTGCTGCACGTCGTCGTCGATGATCGCCACGTCCGACGCGGCTACAGCTCCGCTCGGCGTCGCGATGTAGACAGAGACCACGCCGTCGTCGTTGACAACGCGGGTACGATTGACACCGATCGCGGTGCCGTCCGCTCTCGTGCCGCTCTTGGTGCCATTGAGGCGATCGGCGCCGCCCGTCGCGACGAACGAATAGGCGTCGCGCGGGCCGTTCGGGCTGAGGGCTCCGAGCTTGGCGCCGCACCGGGTCTTGAGAGCCGGATCCTCCTCGGCGTCGACGCCGATCAGGGCCTCGGTGTTCGTCACGGTGACGCCGAGCAGCGCGGTCTCCAGCGTGTCGATCTCGCCGGCGATGGCAGTAGACGCGGAGCCTGCCTCCACCGCAGCGACAGGCACGAGCACGCCGGTCTCGAGGGGGTCGAGCGTGAACGCAGCGGTGTTGCGGTACGCCTTGCCCGTCGTGCTGTTGACGACGGTCAGCTCGCCCACGCCGAGCGAGTAGGAGCCGCCGCCCGTGTTGTCGAGGACGACATTCCCGCTCGCCGCGCTCGCCTTGATGCGATCGACACCAAAGTCGTGATAGGCCTTCAGCGTGAGCCAGGCGCCTTCGGCGTACTCGAGAAAGCCGCTCTTCGCGATCAGGGCCACCAGCTGGCTCAGGGCCGCGATCACGATGGCGCACGCGGTGATGATGGCACGCACGACGGACCCGGGCTTCCAGGCCGTGGTCGTGACTCCCGTCATCTCCAGCACGGAGTAGATCGACGCCTTCACCTCGTCGGTCGTCAGGGGTGTGGTGAGTTCGTCTATCGTGGCCATCAGCTGAGCGCCTCCAACATCGCTGCACCCTCCTGGACCACGATCACGAGTGCGAAGGTCTCGCTCGAATCCACGGGCGTCACCCGCCCCGAGATCTGGAGCTCGCCCGGGCTCGGCGCCGTCACCTCCACCGACACGCTATCCACACGATCGTCGGTGACCCACTGCGCGTGAATCTCGCCCGCCATCCCTGCAAGCTCCTCGGGCGTGGTGGGCCGGTGCAGCATCCCGACCACATCGATCCCGTAGCTCGGATCGTCGGGTAGCCCCTCACGAGCGCAGGCGCACATCCGAAAGAGCGCCTCGCCGATCGCCAGCGTGCTGAACGGGTCCACCTCGTCGAGGCGCGGCAGCACGTCCGTCGTGCACCGGAGGTCGACGCCGTAGCCCTCGACGACGATCTTCCGCAGCAGCACCCGCTCGAGCTTGGCCGTCTCGGCCGCGATGAAGTCACGCACAACGTCCGTCATGGCGTCACCTTGAAAACCCCGCCCATTGCCGTCCACGTCGCGCCGATGGTGGTTGCGAGCAGCAGGGCGTTCGTGGTGTCCGCGCCGGACCCGCCGGGGAAGCCCCCGGAGAGCTCGGCGGAAAACGCAGCGCCGAGGGCATCGGCGCGGCCGCTGTAGGCGTAGGCGTGCACCCCTGCAGTGGCGAAGAGATCCGTCACGGCCACGATGGCCAGAAGATCCGCCTCCAGGCCTGCGATCAGGGCAGCGACTGCGGAGATCTGCGCCGCAATGCTCGGGGGGGAGATCCCGAGGCTGATCGAGGTGTTGATGTTGGCGAGGATGTCCGTGGCGAGCGTCAGCTGCGCGGAGAGCGAGACGTCAGCCGGCGCAAAGGCAGCCAGCGCGTCGAGCCGCGCCTGCAAGTCGGGCACCGCGAGAGAGAGCGCTGCGACGGGGCCCGGGATGGTGGCGCCAATGGTGAGCGATCCGAGGTAGTCCAGGGCCATCGCTAGGTCTCCATGCTCGCCCGGGTGCTCCCGGTGGTGATGGTGCCGAGGGTCTTCGGAGGGGCCCAGGTCAGGACGCCGGCAGCCGGTGACGGCGTGCCCCCGATCAGGATCGTGCCGTTGAACACCGCGGGCCCCAGCACGACCTCCACGGTGTCGCCTTTGCGCGCGATCTCGGCGAGGGTGCCGTCGGTTCCCCGCTGGTAGGCGATGACCACGGGCTGCGTCGGGTCGCCCTCGACGAAGGACACGAAGCACTCGGTGCCCACCTGCGGGCTCACGGCCACGCCTGGAAGCCCGGGAGCGGATCGGATGGTGAGCAGGTCGGGCAGGCCCGGCGCCTTGCTCGCCGCCTGAAGATTCAGCGACTCGGCGGCCTGCTGCACCACACGGTAGCGATAGATCGCGTACAGGCGCCCGCCGAGCGCCTGGGCCACGATGGCGCGCAGCGAGTCGAGCAGCCGGGTCTGCCGGCCCTCGCCGCACCATGCGCGCATCGTAAGCCCCTCGGCGGTGATCTCCACCGAGAAGGCCCGTACCGTCTGCGGCTCGTCGAGGGGGTCGGAGACGACCGAGCCCACGCCGATCTCCGTCAGGTCGGAGAGCGCGACGGTGAGCAGCCGCTCTCGCGGGTGGTAGTCCACCACGGCGTAGCTGCCCGTGGCCCCAGCGGTCGCCACTGGGCGAGTCCCGACGTGGGTCTGCCCGTCGTAGTCCACCCACCAGTCGGCGCCGCCAGCGGCCCCCTCGAGCGCCGTGCTGGCCGTCCCAGCGCGCCGCACGTAGTCGGCCCCCAGGGTAGCGGCCGCCCCGGCAAAGCTCGCGAGCGACTCGCCCACGTCCCGCGCTGCGTCCTCTGCAACGGTGGCCGCCCGGACGCCGGCGTCGTTGTGGTAGTGCCTCGCGGCGAGGGAGGTGCCCCAGCCGCCGGCGCCGGCCACGATGCGGGTGCGCCGTCTGGCGCCGAAGGTGCCGTCCGCTGCGGGCGAGACGGTGCCGCGCAGCTCGGTGTCGCCGACGGTCAGCACGGCCGCGCCCGAGACCTCGGCGTCGTCGGCCAGGTCGAGATCAGCAAACCACGCGCCCACTCCGGGGACGTGGAGCTGCCCGCCGGTGACAGCGTAGCCGTTGAGGGTGACGGGGGAGGCGGTCATAGCCGTGAGTCAATCTCCGCGAGTTGCTGGACCTGCTGCGTTAGCTGCTGCATCCGGATCTCTGCCGGGTCCGCGGGCTCCGGGCCTTTGGACCCCTCCACCTTCGCGAGCGAGCGCTTCACCGGGCGGGACTCGATCACCTTGACGGTGATGAGGTAGTCCCCGTTGTCGGCCTCGACGGGTTGCGAGACCTCCTCCACCACCACCGACCGGATCCCGTGCATGGTGCACCACGGGTGCTCGATGTCGAGGCCTCGGTTGCGGTTCCTGTCCGTCTCGCGGTCGAGGACGACGCGGAACGCGTGCCACGCTGCCCAGTCGGCCCCTGTAGAGAGCCGCACGACGATCGAGAAGTGACTGGGCTTGCGGCCGCGGTAGACCACCACGGCGCCTCCGGAGCCCCACGTCCGCCACTCCGCGTACTCGTGCTTCGACGAGAGTCCGGCGATCTGCGCCGTCCCGGGCGTGCGCTTGCCGCCGATCTTCACGTAGTCGCGAGGCGTCGCCAGCGGGTCGAAGGTGTCGAGAGAGGGCATCAGGCCGCCGCTCCCATCTGGGTCGCCGCCCCCTCGAAGGCCTGCTCGATGGCCGCCTTCACGGCAGCGGCCAGCCCCTCCGGATCTCCAGTCTGTGCGTGAACGTGCAGCTCATTGATCTGCACCACCGGGCCTGAGCGAGCCCGTGGGGCCGCTGGTGCCGCCACCCTGGCCGCTGGTGAGCGGGCAGGCGCTACCCGGGGGGCGGCGAGGCGGAAGGCCCCAGGCGCCACGCCGGGCAGTTGCTGCGCCTTGTACGTCTCCGCCGACGCCTGCGCCAGCCGAGTAGAGGCGCGAACTACGTGCAGCCGCCCCCGGTCTATCCCGCGCGCAGCGCCGAGAGACACGTTCAGCCCCGCGCCCATGAATACACGCGAGGGCGACTGCATCTTGAGCTCAGAGCCGAACGCGCTCCTCGCCATTTTCCCCACCCACCGCACCGCGTCGGTGACCTTGCTGATCCCCTTCTTGATCCCACCGACGAGGCCGTCCAGGACCATCCCGCCGAAGTCCCCGAAGGCGGCGATCGTGTCGTCGAACCAGCCGGTCATCTTGTCCGCCAGGAAGTCCCAGTCGATGCCGCCGATCCCGTCGACGATGTAGGAGCCGAGGGCCGCGATCGCGATGCCGAGGGCAGTGACCGGGAAGGCGGCCACAGCCATGATCCCAAGCCCCACAGCGAGGGCAGTCACGGCGGCGCCCAGCCCCCACACGGCAGCCGTGCCGAGGTCCACGGCGTCGACCATGCCCTTGAGCTCCTTCGGGATCTCGAAGGTTTGCTTGATCCAGATCTTCGTCCGGAGGAAGGCGACCCTCATCTCGAGGACGCCGATCACCACGCCCTGGAAGAACTCCTTCGCGAAGCGGCCCGCCACGCCCAGCCCGTCGGTGAAGGGCTGCACGAGGCTCGTCATGATCCCCTTCAGCGCCCGGCCTGTGACGGTGCTCTGGCTGAAGAGGTCGGTGAACTCCTTCATACCGCCGAGCATCTTGTCGATCTTCAGACCGTCGAAGAGCTTCCCGAAGTTCTCGCGGAGCTTCGTCGTCTGGACGTTCCAGTCGAGCATCTGGCGCTTTGCGATCCCCCCCAGCCGCGCGCGCACATCATCGGAGAGCTCCTTCACGCTCTGCCCCGTCATGCTGTAGCCGAGGGCCATGGCCTTGAACTGCTGTGCCTGTGACTCGCCCTGAGTGGCCGCAGTGATCGCCATGCCCTCGAGCGCGTCCTGCAGGGCGCCACCCTTCAGCCCCACCAGGGCGAGCTCGCGGGCGTAGCCGGCCACCTTGTCGCGGCCGATCGCCACCGAGTCGGAGACCCGATCGATCTCCCCCTGCAGGAAGCTCGCGGAGCCCCCGACCTCGCGGAAGCCAACCGCGTCCCCGGCCACCATGAAGCGGCGGATCTTCGTCAGACCCTCGAGGCGTAGTAGCTCCGAGCGGCGCGCGTCTGCCTGAGCGATGCCATAGCGCACGAGCGCTCCGACGGCCGCGGTCGAGGCCGCGGCCATCGCACCGATCGCCAGCTTCGCCTTGAGCGAGGCCGGCACCATGCCCAGCACACTCTGCTGCGTGGTCTTGGTCCGCTTGCCCAGGTCTGAGAGCGATCCACCTGCCTCGATGTAGCTCGCCTGGGCCTGCCCGAGGGCCTGCTTCTGGACGGTGATCTTGTCCTTCAGGTCCTGCACCGTCGAGGCCGAGACGCCGGAGACGCCCTTCATGTTCCGGAGGGCCTTCTGCATCTCGCGGAGCTCGGCCGTCCCTCCCTGGAGCTGATCCTTGAGCGAGGCGATCTTTCCCGCTACGTCGTCGCCTACGTCGCCGGCGTTGGAATCGACATTGAGCGTATATGTGGATTCCAGGGCCATCGGTTACTCATGGGAAGTCAGGAGGCGGCGGAGCACCGTGAGCTCGCGGAGCCGCTCCACTAGGAGGACAGCCCCGGCATGGGCCCGGGCCAGCTCTCCCTCCGTCTGCGGGTCGTTCCCGAACGCCGCGAGAACCAGGTCCGCCTCGACGCCCACGTCGCCCCGCGCGGCTTCTCGCAGCTCTAGGATTTTCCCTCAAGCTTGCTCCTCCCCACACCAGCGAGGGCGCTGCACTGCTTCGCGAGGTCACCGAGCACGCCAGGGAGCTCCTCGAGGATCGCGTCGAAGCGGTCGTGGCTGGGATGCACGACGCACGGCCGGACCAACTTCTCGAGCTCGTCGATGTTGACGCCTTCGGTGTCCTGGAACTTCTTGAACGCGACGGCGTTCGGGCGCTTCAGGACGATGGTCCCCATGGGGGTGTGCAGCGCGGCCACCTTCTCGGGCCCGTGCTCGGCCTCGGCTGCAGTGATCGCCGCCTCGTCTCGTGCCCGCCGCTCGGCCTCTTCGACCTGCTGCTCGAGCGTCGGCTGGGCCGCGGTCTCTCGCTTCTCCCGCTCCGATGATGCCTGCTTCTTCGCCGCTTCGAGGCGCTTACGCAGCTCGTCTTCGTTCGCCATGATATGTGTCTCTCCTGTCAGGGGCCCTTACGGGCCGAAAACCTCAGGGCGAGCCCTCGGACTCGTCGAAGAGCACGAGGTCGTTGCGGCGGATCAACATGCAGTCGATCTCGACCTCCTCGAAGTTGGGATCGGGACTCTCCTCTTCGCTGGTCGTATTGCCGACCATCACGCAGCGCTCGATCTCGACCTTCTGCGGGGTCTCGTCCGACTCGGTGTAGAGCGCCACGATCTCGAACTCGACGTCGCCGTAGCTCCGACCGTCGGAAGCGCGGGCGGCCAGCGCAGCGCGGAGCTCCTGCATGGTGCCCTTGGGCCCCTTCAGCTTCGTCGGCTCGGTCGAGTACTTGCCCTTCGAGCGGCCTCGCGGGGCGTGGTGCTTTCCCATGCCCCAGTGCTTCACCCGCTCGCGCTTGTCGCCGTAGGACAGGGAAGTGAAGCCATAGAAGACCTCGCCGTCCACCTTGACCTTGATCGATCCCCAGCTGATCAGGTTCCCGTTGATTCGCTTCTTGTCAGCCATGGCCTACCTCAGACCGCCGAGAGCGCAAGCGCGGGGTTGGTGAATCCGATATCGAAGCTGATCTGCTTCGGGTAGGCGAGGGGGGTCACCCCGGCCTGGCCGTTGAGCGTCTTCGTGCTCAGCAGGTTGTCGAGCCTCGACAGCGCGAAGGACACGGCCGAAGCCTTCGGCTTGGCCGTCAGCACCGCGCGCATGATGGCCGTCGCTCCGGACTCGATCTCCAGCGCCTCGGATTCGAGGATGTAGCCCGTGTCCTTGTCGACGAGGATCGGCTTGCTCAGGCGGCGCTTGAAGTAGGTCGTGAGCGCGACCTTCGCCAGGTTGATGGTACGTCGGTGCTGTGCGAACTCGAAGTCCGAGCCCGATGCGCTGAAGATCCTGGGGTTGTTGACGTAGACACCGCCGTAGCCCTTGTGGGTTCGGAGCACGGTGAAGCGCGCGTCGTCGAGGCCAGGATTGATGTCCTCGTCGTGCTCGTCGGCGTTGCCGTTCACGTCCCGGATCGCGACACCCGGCAGGGACCCGAGGTCGATCGCCGCGATGTCGATCTCCTCGCTCACCTTGGACAGGAGCGAGGCGACCACCGTGGCGATCGGCTTGCGGTGCTGCTCGAAGGACAGGCCGCTGGTGATCTTCGCAGCTCCGGCGCAGACGACACCGAAGTTGTTGGCCTTCGAGGCGAAGGCCGTGGTGAGAGAGGACAGATAGGCAGCCTCGGTCTCGCCCGGGTCAGGGTCCCGGACGCTGCCGACCCAGGTGTAGTTGCCGCTGCTGAACTCCGTCCCGATCGTGTCGAAGTCGGTCGCGTCGATGTCTCCGACGATGAGCACCAGAGCCCAGTCGATCGCGGATGCCTTGGCGGCCTGCAGCGCGGTCCCGAGCTCCGTGGCGTTCCACTGCGGTGCATTGCAGCGCATCTCCACCACGGCGCCGGCGGTGAGAGTGCCAGCCGCGAAGTCGAAGCCGGCACCGGTCCCGCCGATCACGACAGAGTTAGCTGTGCCCAGGGCCTTGACGGCGCTCAGCGTTCGCCCGCCGTCGGTGCTCTCCTGGTAGGTGATCCCCTCGGTGCCGACGGTCCCACCGGCAATCACCTTGAAGTACAGCTCGTAGTCATCGTTCGCGACGGTGCCAGAGTCGGTCACGACCGAGGTCCCGGTCACGCCGGTCACGTCGATCGTCTCGTTCGTGGCTGCAACCGAGTTTCCGGTACGCACCAGCACGACGGGGCGACCAGTGTTCTTGATCACGTAGGCAGCGGCCTCGACGAGGGGCCCGCCGACAAAGTTGGCGACCACGTCCTTCGTCCGGGCGAAGGACGCCGGCGTGTCGAGCGGACCAGCGTCGGCAGCGCCCACGATGACGATGGGCTTCAGTCCAGCAGGGAGGACGCCCAGGGCGCCGTCGAGCTCGTTCGGGGTGACTACGGGGACGCTCATGGTGGCTCTCTCAGGGGGTGATTTCCTCCTGCTCGGTCACATCGAGCAGGGTGGTGTCGATCACCGCCTTGGTGTCCACCGGCGCCGAACCGGCCACCGTATCGGGGATCATTGCTTCTATTCCGCAGACGGCGAGGATTGTTGCGCCGTGCCGCCGCTCATTTTTATCGAGCACCCAGTTGAGCGCCTCCACACGGACGACGCCGTGCGCCGCCAGGTAGACAGCGCGGAGCCAGTCATCGAAGAGGAAGCGCGCAGCGCGGTACTGCGCGAGCTCGTCCTCGGGCTGCGTGGCGTCCTGCGCTGAGACGAGCACGTGAAAGAGCTCGTCCAACGTGTGGAGCGGGCGAGGGTTCTGCCCGGGGAAGCGGGCCCCCTTGATGGCCCCCACGGATCCGCTCGGGTTCCCGGGGACCCACACGATCCGCTGAGGCGCAAGCAACTGGTGCGCGGGCTCACGCCACCCGAAGGTCTGGACGGCCGTCGTACCTTCGGCCGTGAAGCGGGCCACGACCTCGGTGTACAGGTGCTCGAGCGCGAGGGTATCGGCCATCAGCCGCGCCTCCGCAGGTGCCGCTCAGCGGCCTCCTTCACGGTCGCAGCGAGGCGACCGGGTAGCTCGCCGTCCGGTAGCACCTGGCGCTTGACGCCACCTCGCGCGATCCCGAGGTCGTGCAGCGCGATCGGCTTCGGGAGCCTGGCGAGCACCACCGTGCGGGCGGCCATGTCCACCGGGCGCACCTGTAGATAGCTGCCGGCGTTTGCCAGGGCGTGGCCGCCGTCCTGGCGCTTCGGCCAGGGCTTGCCGTGCGGGCCTTGGCCGGCGGAGATCTGCTGCTTCAGCGCCGCGTCGAGCGCCGGGGCGATGGCCGTCGCTACCTCGCCGGGGAGCTTCCGTAGCCCACGGAGGTGGGCGATCATGCCGTCGATGTCTGTCGCCTTGGCCATGCTCACTCGTCGGCCGCCGCTTCGCGCTGCTTCACGCTCCACGTGTAGGGGTCGGCCTCTGAGTACCCGAGCGGTGTTCCGCGCGTGACTCCCTCGGCCGTGGTGGTGCTCTTGAGCGGGAGCTCGAAGAGCCCGCCCTCCGCGTCAGCGGCCTCCTTGATCTCCTCGCGAGCCTCGAGCATGTCCTGGCGGATCGCCTCGACTTGGGCGTCCGTCGGGTCCACGCCTCTCTTCAAGTAGAGCTGGTGTGTGACAAGCCGAGCCAGCCACCCGACGACGGCGACAGGCGGGCTGGTCGCGTCGAAGGGCACCACGTAGCGCTTCGCCAGGCGAGCATCGAGCCACCGGGACCAGTACTCGAGCTGTCCTGCGACCCACCCGGGCTCGGCCGCCTCCACCGCGTCGGCGTAGGTAGCCGGGGCGAGTGTGCGCGCCTTGAAGGTGGTCAGGTCGAGATAGGCGGCCATGAGGCCACCATCAGGTCGCCTGGCAACGGAAGAGCAGGTACGGGTGGCCGTAGCCGACCACGTTACGACCGCGCGTCACCCACTGCAGCTCATTGGCTCGCGCCAGCTGCGCGTCCGTCATCTCGCCATTCCAGACGATGCTGAATGGCTCGCGGTTGACGTAGGTCAGGGCGCCGAGGTCGCTGGCCCCCATCTGCTCGACGCCGATGTAGTACGTCGAATCGCTTCCGCCGAAATTCGCGGCCAGCTCGGGCGCCTCGAGCGGCTCTCCCAGGCCCCACTTGCGGATCACCGCCGCCACGTCGGCCGAGCCTCCACCCGAGGCCGCGGCCTGGGCGATGAACTTCGCGTCCGTGAGCTGCTGCACGCGAGGCGTGAGCGCGGGCGGCGCCATGATGAACGCGGGTCGCAGCATCCGGGGGTCTTCCCCGTTGGGCATCTTCAGCGCCTGGATGTAGGCGAAGACTTTCCCGAGGTTGTCCAGGGCCACGTCGACAGTCGTCGCTCCACCGATCGGGACGGCACCTGGATAGCTGCCAGACGCTGCACCGGTGAGGTCGTTCGCGTAGTCGCCAGCAGCGCTGTCGAAGGGGTTGTTGGGGTGGTCCGTCGCGAAGAAGACCTTCCCGTCGTAGGCGGTCGAACTGGCGGCGCCGCCGTCACGGATCGCCTTCAGGACTTGCTTCTGGGGCCAGTAGGCGGCATAGCTGCCCATCTGCCGCGCCCAGTGCGCGGCGAGCTGCACGCCGCCGCCGTCGTGGTCTTCCAGTTGGAAGCGGTTCAGCTTCAGACCAGCCGTCGCGGCCTTGGCCACGAACTGCGTGTCCTTGGCCAGGATCTGATCGAACTCCACCTCTCCGCCGAGCCGGGATCCGTACTCGATCATGGCGGTGTCGAGCAGCCAGAGCAGGCGCTCCTGCTTACTCTGGCTCGACATCTCCTTGGCCATACGGGTCCAGATCAGATTGCCGGTGAGTCGCTCGTACTCGCGCTCGGAGAGCACGCGCATGCGGCTCTCGACATCGAACAGAAATTCAGGCGTCAGCTGTCCCATGATCCATCAGCTCCTAGGCCGCGACTCAGACGTCGAGGCCAGTCTCAGCGCGTGCGGCGCCCGTGTCGCGGAACTCGACCAGCACGCCCTTGGCGGAATCCACCGCCCAGATTCTGCCGGCGACCGATAGCGTATTGGCGGCGTCATTGTCGGAAACGGTCTGGTCGTCCACGAGGTAGCAGAGGCCCCCGAGGTCGGCCGCTGCGATCGATCCGTCGTTGGCGTACCAGGCCGCCCATACTTCTTGGAAGAGGCGCACCAGCGCGCTTTCGCCCGCGCCGACGTTCTTGTCCTCCACGTAGTAGCCGATCGGCTGCAGCGTCGCGCTCGCCTTCCCTTTCGCCACGAGGGCGGCCGTGGTGTCCCAGCAGGCGATGCCACCCTGGTAGACCTGCTCGGTGGCGTGAGGGAGATCCATCACGGTGAAGGACTTCACCTTCACCGCACGCTTGCTTGCGAGGGCGGTCATCGGTCGCTCCCTTCAGCCGGGATGCGTACCCCCAGCTGGGTGATCACGCCGTCATGCTTGACGGTTGCCTTTGTCTCAACGAGGCCCATCTGGGCGTCGAGGGTCGGGTTGCTGGACACTCCGGCAACTCCCGGGGCACCGCCGCGCGTCGCGTTGGCTCCAGCCTGAGTGTCCACGCTCGCGGATCCGGGTGCCTTCGCGATGCTATCCACAACACTGCGGACCATAGCGATCGGGGCATCCTTCAGAGCCGAGATCGTGGCCTTCGAGAGATCCGGGCGCGCCCCGAAGATGGCGGCGCGTTCGGCCGCGATGTTCTTTGCCTTCAGCGAGGCGATCTCGCGACCCTGAGACTCGACGGTCTGCGCCAGGCTCGCGGCAGTCGCCGAGGCCGCGGCGGCGGTCGCCTTGGCTTCCTCCTCGTCGTCCTCGGCCTTCCCCTTGCCCTTCGCGCCCTCTTCGTCGTCCTCAGCCTTGGCGTCGTAGGCCTGCAAAGCGCGACGTGCGCGGGCCGCCTTCTCCTCGTCGTCGGACTCCGCAGCCTTCGCCAGTGCAGCGCGCACAGCGTCGGGCTTCTCCTCGTCGTCCTGGGCCTTGCCCTTGGCTTCTTCGTCGTGATCCATTTCGGCTCCGTCGTGGGGTGACCGTGTGGTCTCTGAAGGTCCAATTCCACCCGCCGCCAGAAATTCAACGCCGCCCAGGAACGATTCCCAGGGCGCGACCCGGTCCGCGAGACCAGCGGCGACCGCCTGGGCGCCCACGAAGACGCCGGCCTCGAGCCCCGCCACTGCCTCGGGGTCGAGGCCCCGATGCTCTGCCACAAGCTCGCAGAACACTCGGGCCTGCTCATCCACTTGGGCTTGCAGGGAGGCGAGCGCGTCCGGCGTCATCGGCGTGTGTGGGTTGCTGTCCGCCTTGCGTCCGCCCGAGGCGATGACAGAGAAACGCAGCCCGATCGCCTCCTCGGCCTTGCTTGCGTCCACGGAAACCAGCATCACACCGATCGACCCCACTGTGGCCGTGTCGCTCACCACGATCTCACTCGCCGCCGACGCGAGGGCATAGGCAGCGCTGGCGACCTGGCCGTCGGAGTAGGCGATCAGTCTCTTGCCAGCAGCGGCCGCCATTGCGCGGATCGCCCGCGCAGCGTCGAAGGCGCCGTACACGTCGCCGCCCGGCGAGCTGACGCGCAGCACGATGGTGGGTGCGGAGGTCTCCAGAGCGGAGGCTACGCGCGCCTTGATGCTCGCGTAGCTCTCGCCCTCGCTAGTTCCCTCGGCGTGGGCCAGGGGGCCACGGATATCCACCACGGCGGCGGCGCCAGCGGCCACGAGATAGGGGTCGCTCGGTGACCCAGGAGTGGGCCAGAGCATCCCGAGGGCAGACTGCTCGAGGGCGAGCAGTCCTCCGCGGGCGAAGACGGGGCGGTCAGCTATCAGGCTCTTCGGTGGAGTCGGCATCGTCCTCTGTCTCCTCGTCGGCGTCCTCGGTGGTGGTCGGTTCCGGCGGCTTGGCTCCCTCGACCACTGGCACACCGAAGCGGTTGATGATCTCGCGCACATCGAGCACGATGCCTGCCGCCGCGAGAGCTGCGACCATGGCGGTGATCGCCTCGGCCGTCTTCGTCATCGCTTCTGCGGCCTGCATCTGGTCGATCGGCGGCTTGATGTCCCACTCCACCCGGACGCTCTCCTCGAGCGCCTCCACGCCGTGGTGGGTGACCACGTACTGGGGCAGACCCTGCGTGTTGATGGTATGGGCGAGGGCCTCGGCCGTCTCCTTGATGAGGTCGGCGCGGATCGTCTGGTGGATGTCAGCGTTCGCGAAGCCGGTCCCGCCGGTGACGGTAACCACCTGGCCGGCAAGCGCGATCATGATCTCCAAGTTGGCCGTCTCGATCTCCGTGCCGAAGACCTCCCAACCGCGCCCGTTGCTTTCCAGCAGCTTCGCCTCCCACCCGGGCGGCAGCTCGAAGACGGAGTTCACGCCCCACGCTATCAACCGCGCGAGGAAGCCGAGGCGCTGGGCCTCGGTGGCGGCCGCCGGCGCGTAGGCGACTCGGGCGGGGTTGGCCAGCTTCGCTGCGAAGTTGCCGCGCGCTAGCATGGCGTGCTCCTTCGTGATCGCCGCCCTGGCCAGGGCCGGCCAAGCACCGAACTGCCAGGGGTTCTGGCGTCCCCCCGGAGTGTGCAGAATCCAACGCCCGTCGCCTGGGGTCACCGGCAGGAGGCCGGCCACCGAGCGGTAGTACCACCGTCCCTCGTTCCAGCGGTACAGAAGGAACTCGGGGTCGAGGCGCACCATGACTGGATAGTCGCGGCCCACCACGGGGACGAGCTCGGCGATCCCCACGCCGCAGCCGATGCCGTCGGCCGCGAGCAGGGCGAGCTCGGTCGCTGGGAACATCTCGGAAAAGACCGTGCGCGTTGCGTTGTCCGTGGTCAGCGCCTCGATGATCTCCTGGCTCCCCCGCCAGCGCATGGGCAGCGCCACGAGTCCGGCGGTGCGGGTCTTCAGGAGCCCGCCGAGCATCCCGTCTCGCCGCATGGCGCGCCAGAGCTGCCCGATCTTCGAGAGGTCTCCGCCGTCGGCCATCCGGGTCGCGGTCTCGATGTCCGACAGGTAGAGCCGCGTCGGGGTCTGCGGCAGCGGCTGCAGCTGTCCGCCCAAGGCCTTGCGGATGCGTGCTGCAGAGTCCTCGTCCACCGTCGCGTACTGTGGTCCCTGCTGCGTGTAGGCAGAGATCCCGAGCAGAGCACGCGCTGCGTCTGCGACGCGGGTGAGGGGGCTGGGGGGCATAGTGGGCCTATTCCGCGGGACGCCCGGTCTCTACCGCCAGGCCCCAGCGCCGTCGTAGGGGTCGAGGGTCGGCGCTGCCCAGTCGTCGTGCTCCGGGTGGGCAGGGGGCGGCGCCTCCTGGACCCTGGCGCTCATGGGTTCCCAGACCGAAAGACAGAAGGCGTCGCCCACGTCCGGCGACCTCCCGAGCATCTTCTTCAGATCACGCTTGGCGGTCAGCTTCAGCCGGCCCTGCATGTTGCTGGCGAACTCTGGGGCGTGCAGGTCGCGCTCCAGCTTGGCGTGTTCCGGGATGGCGCCCCCGTCGCGCATCCACTCGCGAGCGTTGGCCCAGAGCTCTTCACGCACGCGATCAAACTCCAGCGGCCGACGCATGGCGCGCTGGCTCGTCCGGACGCGCGACACCTCGAAGGCGCGCGTCCGGTCGGCGTGCTCCCGCAGGGCGACGTAGACCTTCCACCCTGCCTCACCCTCGGACTCAACCGACACGATCGGCACCAGTGGAGTCCCACGCCCCTCGGCTGCGATGATGTCCTCCACCTCGGTCACGTGGCCCATGGGGGCGAGCCCAGAGCGTGCGCGGATCGCGGTGACCTTCCGCCCGCGACGGGCCACGAAAGCCGACTCGTCGCCACCGTCACCGTCCCCAGCAGGGTCCACGCCGATGTAGAGGCGCCCCTCTGCCGTCGTTTCCCCCCAGCGCGTCTGAGCTGCCGTGAGCAGGTCGAGTTGAAAGACCTTGCTCTCCTCGGCCACCACGAAGGATCCGACGATGCGGACCTGGAACATGGCCGACTCCTCGCCCCACTCGCGCCGCTTCTCCTCGACCCAGCCAGGGGTCGCCAGCCCAGGCACCGGCGCGTCGGAGATTTCGCGCCATTCTCCGGTGACGTTGGGGCTCTCGCGCGAGTCGATCCGGATCGTGTGATAGCCGGCGCTCCCCAGCGCCTCGGAACTTTTCCCGTGGAAGGCGTCGTAGAACTCCCCCTCGGCGCGCGTCGGGTTCGAGATCAGGAAGACGAAAGCGCTACCGCCGGCGCGGTTGCCCTCGATGGCCTCGAAGATGGCCTGCGCTACTCCCGACGCCTCGTCCACCAGGTAGAGGATGTTCGCGCCACTCACCCCGGCGACGGCCTCGGCCTCGCGAGCGGTGTAGCCTCGGATCTCCGAGAAGTCCGCGGGGTCGGTCAGGCCCGAGCTCGCGCGTACCTTGATCGCCGCGGCCCCCGGTATCGGCACGCGCGCGCCGCGCACCAGACGCTTGATCTCTCGCCAGATGATCCCGTTCACTTGGCGATCCGTCGTCGCCATAATGACCACGCGGGCACCTGGCCTCGTGCTGTAGAACCACAGCGCGATGACCGCCAGCGCGGTGCTCTTGCCCGTCTTGTGCCCGGAGACGACGGCGACGCGCTCGTGCTCGAGCGGGGCCGCCACGATCTCAGCCTGCCTCGACCAGGGCGTGATCCCCAGCACGTTGACCGCGAAGGCCACCGGGTCGTCGCGGTACCTCATGATCCGATCGAGGTCGGTCTCGGCTGGCGCGAGCTGCTCAGAGCGAGCCAGCAGGGCGCGCGCCACATCGAGCCCCATCGAGCCGCTATGTGAGGGCATGAGGCTCCTCGAGCGCCGCTCGTAGCTTTGCCAGCGCGTTGCTCGTCAGCGCTCCCACGCGGGAGCTCGAGATCCGCAGCTCTGCCGCGATCTCGGAGAGCTCACAGCAGCGAGCGCCAGGGTGGTGCAGGCCGAAGCGCCAGCGGATGACGGCGCGCTCGGTAGGAGTCAGACCCACGGACTCGTCGTCGAGCAGGGCCACAATGCGCTCGTGCTCGAGGTTTCGGACGATGGCGGCCTCGTCGTCGGTGCTCTGAGCGTCTGGGAGCTCGTCAAGCGCTGCGACGCGGAGTGGCTCCTCGATGGCTCGGCGCACCGTGGCCAGCGTCAGCGGCGCCCTCTGCGTCCGGGCCAGCTCAGCGTGGACCTCCTCTGGCTGCACTGGGGCGCCGTTGGCTGTGCCGGCCAGCGTGGCGTGGACTCGGCGGATGCGCGAGCGGCGTTCGATAGTGCCTCGGCCGGCTACGCCTCCAGCGGCGTGGTGGTTGACGCACCGCTGGCAAGCCTTGGCGATCCACGGCCGGGCGTAGGTGGCGAACCGGCAGCCGCGCGCGGCGTCGAACAGCTCGATCGCGCGGACGAGGCCCTCGCGTCCGTCGCCAGCGTGGCCAGCGACCGCCGCCTGGGCCATCTCCTCGCGCAGGTCCTGGCGGCCTGTCTGCCTGGCGACCTGGGCAACGATCTGGTGGACGAGACCGAGGTGCTCAACGATCAGGGCGTTGCGCGCCCGCTGGTCGCCGGCCTGCGCGCGCGCGAGCAGGGCAAGCGTCTCCGTGTCCTCGGCCATCAGCTCTCGCCTTCACGCGCGAGCAGGGCCTGGCCTAGGGCGCGCATGGCGTCGGGCCAGGGCTCGAGCGTCTCGACGAGGAAGTCCACCAGCGCTCTCCAGTGCGGGCTCGCGCGGATCGCCCGCTCGTTCGGCTGGGCGGCGCCGGTGAGCTTCCCAAGCTCGGTGGTGACCCGGGCCAGATCCCGCAGCAGCCGAGCCTTGCGGGCGAGGTCTCCGTCCTCCACCGCCATGATCTCGGCCTGCAGCGTCCGCGCATCGGCGAGCAACTGGTCGGCGAGAGCCCGGGCGGCCTCTGGGGTGGCCTTCGTTGGGAGCGCCTTTGCGGGAGGGGTGGAGCGCTGCTTTGGCGCCGGCTTCTCCGGCTCCTGGTCCCAGGCCTTGGCGGGCGGGCCACCCGCCCGAGCGATGGCGCGACGGTGCGCCGGCTGAGGTTTGCGGCGGCCAGATTTCCAGGCGTCCACGGTGGCGACGCTGACCTTGAATTTCTGGGCGAGGTCTGCGGAGCTGCCCGGGAGCTTGCGGAACGCGACCGACCCGACGGAGCGCATCGAGCGCCCCTTCGGGGCCGGCCTGTCGTCAGATTTCGATCTGGGCCCCTTGGCCGACGCGCGCTCAGGCCCCCGCATGGCCATCGAACCCCCAGTACTGTGCACAGGCCGATGGGCCACAGATGCCTTCTTCCGTGTCTTTTTGCCAACCTTATTGTTCATAACATATCACTCCAGCCCATAGCGAAGCGCCCCAGCGGAGGGGCGCAAAGGGCCTGTGGGCCTACCCGTAGCGCTCCTCGCTGTGGTCCTCGTACCCGTCCCACCCGATGCCCCCAGCGTGGTCCGGCTCTGGCTCCCGCTCTTCCTCCCGGAGCCTCAGCACCTCGCCCATGTAGCGAGCGCGCACGATGCCGGTGTCTCCGTTGCGGTGCTTCGCCACGATGAGCTCCCGCGCTCCGCCGTCATCGAGCGCGTGCAGGAAGAGCACGGCGTAGGCATCCTGCTCGATGGCGCCGGACTCGCGCAGGTCGCTGAGCTGGGGACGGCGGCCGGTCTTCGTCGAGTCCCGGTTGAGCTGGCTGAGGGCGAGCACGGGGCAGCTCCACTCCTTGGCCATGGTGGCCAGGGCGCGCGAGAAGCCCGCTACCTCGTCCTCCCTGGTCTGGTTGCGGCCCCTCCCACCCGGGGTGGCCATGAGCTGCAGGTAGTCGACGATGACCAGCCCGGGGCGCGGGTTGCCTGGGAGCCGACGCATCCCGCGGCGCACCGCCGAGCGGAGCTGGTGCGGACCGATGCCGGAGCGGTCGTCCAGCACGATGGGCATGGCGCCGATCTGCTCCACGGCGTTCGCCAGCGGCCCCCAGTCGGAGCCTGCGATCCTGCGGGTGACGACGGCATCGTGGGAGACGCCGGACTGCTGGGTGAGCAGGCGCTGCATCAGCTGGCCGCGGGGCATCTCGAGGGAGGCGAAGAACACCGCCCGACCCTCCCGCGCGAGACGGGGAGCCACGTGCAGCGCGATCTGGCCAGCGAGCGCCGTCTTGCCCACGCCGGGGCGGGCGGCGTCGATGTAGAGGTTTCCGTCCTGCAGGCCGCGGAGCGTGCGGTCCAGGCCTGGGATGCCCGTGGGCAGGCCTACGATGTCCCGGGGGGCGTCGCGCTTGCTGAGCTCGGTGTACTCGGCCGCCGCCGCTTCGCTCACCGTCGCCTGCGTCTCCGCCACCTCCCGCCGGTCCAGGGCCTCTCCGAGCTGCCGCTCCGCCGAGGCGAGCCAGGTCGGCACGTCCGCGAGGTCCCCGAAGCCCCCGGCCCTCACTGTGGCGCAGGCGGCCTGCACACGTCTCACGGCAGCCAGGTCCGCCACGATGCGGGCATGGGCCTCGACGTGGGCCACCGCGGGCGTCGCATCGATGATCTGCCCGAGGTAGGGGGCCCCGCCCACGGCGTCGAGCTTGCCGTGGACGTGGAGCCGGTGGGCCACCGTCGACACGTCCACGGGGTCGCCTGCGGCATCGAGCGCCCAGATGGTCTCGGCGATCGTGCGGTTTGCGGAGGCGTAGAAGTCCGCCGGGCTCACGACGGGCTCCACCTCGGCGATGGCATCCGGGTGCAGGAGCAGCGCCGACAGCACCGCCGCCTCGGTGTCGAGGCTGTGCGGGGGCAGACGCTCAGGCATGGGCCCTCCCGCCCACGAGGGCGTCGAGGCGGCGCAGGGTCTCGGCGCGGTCCACCGGTGGGGCGCTGCCGGCCTGGAGCTCGGCTATGTGCCGGGCGTTCTCCGCCTCGATGCGCCTGCGGTGAGCCTCCGGGTCCTCGGGGCGGCGCTCGTGCTCGGCGAGCTGCGCCTGGAGCTCCTGGCGGCGCCTGGGGTCGCTGAGCTGCGCCTGGATGGCCCGGGCGGCAGAGGACATCCAGGCCCCAAGTGGGCGCGTGCGGTCCGGTACCGCGCTCTGCTGGATGGCCCACTCGCGGACCGCGAAGGCGACGAGCTGCGCGCTCACGCCCCGCGCCATGCCGATGTTGGCGACGGTGCCCCCGTCCAGCTCCAGGTCCGGCGGACAGCGGATCGCTCCCCGCGACTGCTGCTGCCTCGTCTCCGGTGGTCCCCCACCTGATAGGTCTTGGTGGTAGCTATCAGGAGGATCTTCTTGGTTGGGCTGGGCTGGGCTGGGCTGGGGACGCGCGCCTGCCCCCGCGTGCGCGCGGGCCTGCGCCCGAGGGTCCCCGGGACAGGCACTGCCAGTGTCCCCCTGCTGTCCCCCTGCTGTCCCCGGGACACGTCCCCCGTCTGTCCACTCGTTGTCCCCGCCTTCTCGCGCTCGTAGAGCCTCGAGCTCTCGGCGCTTCCTCTCGCGTTGCTCGCGCTTCTTGGCCCTCGCCTTCTCGCGCCTGAGCTCCTCCTCGTCGGCGCTGACGGAGTGATCCTCGTAGTCGTGGAGTGTCCACCCGTCCGGGCCCTCGTCCACGAGCCCGGCGCCGCGTTCGCCCCCGGCTTGCTTCTGTAGGCCGCACTCCACGAGCGCCTTCAGCGCCCTGCGTGCGCGCTTGGGGGCTCCCTGCAGGTCATCGATCGCGTCGTTTGGGACGAAGCCGCGAGTGTTCTTGCGCGCGGCGTAGCTCTTCATCGCGAGCCACATGCCGATAGCTTCCCACCCGCCGAGCTTGATGGCGCGCCGGGTCTTCTCCTCGGTCAAGAACTCTTCCTTGATGACGATCATGGCTCTCCTTCTCTCACTTCGATTCTCACTTCGATCACACCAAACCCCGCCCCCCGCGGCCCAGGCTCCCACCACTGGTGAAGGTCCACGTCCTTGGGCCTGTCGTCTCGCAGCAGACCGAGCCCCCGCTTGCGCCGCCCTGACGGCAGGCACAGCGCGTCCACCGCGGCCTTGGCCCAGTCTGCGTAGCGGTCGGGCTCGGCGGCGCTGAAGCGCGTGCAGAGCACCTGGGGCCGGCCCGGGAGGGGGAGCTGGCGAACGGGGAGCCCGTGCTGCGCCAACATCCGGATCCAGACCTCCGCCTTGAGCTTGCCCAGCTCCCAGCGAGCACCGTGGCGGGTGCGGTTCTGGGGCTGGAGTAGCTCGAGCGGGAGGGCGCAGCGCCACACGCGTGCGCCGACGGGGGCGGGACGCACGATGTGGGGCCGCGCCGGCGGACGAGAGAGGATCTCGTCCGCTCGGCACAGGGCCTCGCCGGGGTTGAAGGGGGTAGGCATCACTCGGCGGCTTGCGGCTCGTCCTCGTTGAAGTCGTCTTCTAGCCCCTTCGCCTCATCGTCGAGGTCGAGGCCCATCTGGCGCTCCGAGGTGGTCATGGCCCGCTCCTCGATGACCTCGTGGGTGTCGAGACGGCGGACGGTGACGGTGGCGGCTGTGTAGTTGAAGACCCGCTCGCAGACGGTCTCGCGGTAGCAGGCCTTGTCGCGCACCTGCGTCGAGACCTCTCGCAGTTGGGCCTCCAGGGCCTCGATCTCGCTCTTCATCTGCTTGGCGGCCGCCTTGGCCATCTCCTGCTTGGCGTCGCGCTCAGAGAGGAGGTGAGCGGCGCGGTCGGCGCGCTCCTCCACCTCGTCGCGAGTGAGCACGACTCGCAGCATCCTGGTGAGCTGCTCGACCTTCGTCTCGTCGGGCTTCTTGTCGATCTCCTGTTTGTCCTTCTTCTTCCTGGGCATCGGTCTCTCCTGGTTCAGTGCAGTCGCTTCGGCGGAGCCTCGTCCTCAGTAGCGAGGTCGTCGGTCCCGTCCGTCAGGTCTGCAAGGATCTGGCGCATCACCACCCGCCTAGCTTCGGCGAGAGTGCGCTTGGTCACAGCGTCGTAGTTGCGGCAGTCGTCCACCGGCACGGGGTCGATGCCGTGCTGGTCCGCGATGCGCCGGGCGAGCAAGGTGCGCTGCTCGATGGTGGGCTCTGGGAAGTAGAGCTCGTCGTCGAAGCGGCGCCGCAGGGCTGGGTCGAGCACGTCCGACCGGTTGGTGGTCGCGACGAAGACCCCGCCCTGGTTGCGGTCCATGAGGGTGAGGAGCGTGTTGACGATGGCGTTCTGCTCCTTCGCGGCTGCCTGGTCCGGAGCGGTACGGTGGCCGCCGATGGCGTCGATTTCGTCGAGCACCACCACCGTCCCGTCATGCAGCGACCCGAAGAGCGCGTGCAGGTTGCTCCCCGTGGCCCCGAGGAACTGGCTCACCAGGGCAGGAATCGAGACGCCGTAGGCCTGCACCCCGAGCTGGTGGGCGATGCCGGCGGCGGCTGAGGTCTTGCCGTTGCCCGGGGGCCCAGAGAAGAGCAGGCGGGAGCGGGGCGAGAGGTTGCTTTCTGCCAGCGGCTGGCGGTGGGCGATCTCGAGCACCACCTCGTCGAGCTCCCTGCGCAGCCCCTCGAGCAGCAGTAGGTCGTCGAGGCTGACCGGCTTCACTGGCTCGAGGATGCTGGAGCCGCCTGCCGGGCTCGTGGGCGGCGGAGCTGGGGGCTTCTGAGTGCCGCTGCCCTGCGCCTTCCTCGCCCGCTCCAGCGTCTCCAGCATGGTCTTCTGGGTCATGGGGCTCTTCGTGATGCGGGCGAGCCGGATCGCGAAGGCCCGGAAGGCCTGCTCGTCTCCGCGGTAGTGGGCGCGGATGAGGTCGAGGACGATGTTGGATGCGCTCATCGGCTAGTTCAGCTTCCCGGCCGTCTCGGCCTGCTGCTGCTGGGCCTGTGCCCGAGCCACCTCCACCTGGGCCCGAGCAGCGATGAAGATCGCCATGACCTCCTCGGTGGACACACCGCCCTGAACGGCGGCTTGGGCTGCTCCGACGGCGTGGTGGGCGATCTGCCCGTGCGCGACAGCGCGATCGAGTGCGTCGGGGGTCTTTGGCATCGGTCTCTCCCAGATCTGGGGTGGTGGTCTCCGGCGCGCGTGCGCACCGTGAGCTCATGCGATGGGATAGGTCCTCTGGTCCTCGCGCCGGGTCACCAGCTCCGCCGGAGGATCCTCGGCGTAGGGCCGCCCGCACCCCGAGCACGCGGGCTGCTCGCGGCGGTGGGGGAGGTCTTGGCAGACGCGGCAGATGCGCCTGGGCTTGCGCAGGCGGCACTCCAAGACGGTGTGGCCGAAGTGCCGGCACAGGCCGCACTGGGGGAGCTTCTTGCGGCGGGGCGTGCGGCTCACGGCTGCTCGACCTCCGCCCCCAGGCACACCCACCCGGGCCGCTGCCGCCGCGCGAAGAGCTCCACGTAGGGCCCCTCGGTGAGCTGCTCGACCAGCTCAAAGAACCGCTCCGGCTTCGCGCTGTGCCGGCCTCGCGGCGCCTCGAACCACGACCGCACGGCAGCCGACTTGCGCTCGGGCTTCCCGCGCCTGCACACGAGGCACACCTCGTGACAATTGCGCACGGTGCGGCCCATGCCCATCTGCGGCTTCACCCAGACGATCTCCGAGGTCACCGAAAAGCCCCAGGCTCGCGCCACCGCGAGAGCCTCCTGCTGCATCGAGCCCACCCGCCACAGGAAGAGCCACGAGTCCGGCAGCATCGGCGGGAGCTCGAAGGTGCAGAGCTCGGCCAGCGGCATGCAGTCGTAGTGCTTGGCAGCCCCGCGGCCCTTGCCGGGGAGGGAGTCGCCGAACTTCCAGGGCGGATCGGCGACGAGGCAGCGGTAGCGGGTGACGCGGTTACCCATGCCTCAGCTCCTCGAAGCGCTGTAGGAAGGCCCCTTTGGCTTGCTCCGGCCCCCAGGGTTCGATCACGGCCGCGAGCGGCTCTGGCATCGGCATCCACTGCCGCGGCGGCGGCGCCATCAGGTCACGGGCCTCGGTTGCCAGCATCACCTGGTCGGCCAGCTTCACGGCCTTGGGGAGCCTCGACAGCTCCACGCCAAACGCCGCGCCTATGATGATCGCCACCGCGTCCTCGATGAGCCCGAACGCGGGCACCGCTTGCTTGAGCGGTCTCGGCACGTCCACCACGTAGGCCTCGGTCGCGTCGTGCATCAGCGCCGCCAGGGCGTACTCGCGCGGCACGATGACCGATGCCCGGACGCTGTGCTCGGCGACGCTGTAGAAGGTCCTCACGTGCCCGGCGAAGCGACACTGGTGCGCGAGGGCGTGGGCGATGTCCTCGAGGTGTACGTCCTCGACGCGAGGGGCGAGCGGGTAGAAGGCCCGGCCGGTGTAGGTCTGAAGCCAGGGGCCGCGGTCCTCCACCGGGGGAGGGCAGGGGGTGGTGTCGGGGTCAGCCATGGCTCACCTCGCCTCCTTCCGCGCCATGCGCGCTAGTGCTTGCTCTGCCGCCAACTCCCTCACCATCCACCCGATCACCTCAGCGCACTGGGGCACCACGCTGTTGCCGAGGGCGGCTATGCGTCGTCTAGGCGACCCCAGTCCCCGGGAAAGCCCATCAGCCACTCGCAGAAAGTCGGGGACAGGTGGCCGCCAAGCTGGCGTGGCAGGTCGTCCCCGCCTTGCCTGCCTTGCGCCGGGCCCGAGCCCTTTGCGTCCCGAGCGCACAGCGTCGCCAGCCTCCGATGCCCGGGCCACTTCTGCATTGACGGAGATGCCAGGTTGCCCGTCTCGGTCAGCGTCGGCAGCAGCACCTCGGTCAGCGACGGCCCCCCCTGGGCGTTCGGCCCTCGTGCCGCGCGCCCCCGGCTCGCGACGCTCGCTGTCAGCGTCGGAAGCAATGACGAAAATGCGTGCTCGCCGGTGTGGAGCTCCGACATCCGCCGCCGACAGTGGGACCGGTAGCGCTGCATAGCCGAGCTCTCCCAACTCACGCACCACGGCGTCGAGCCAGAGGGTTGCCCCGCTGGCGACGTTCTCGACGACGACCCACCTAGGCCGGAGTACCCCGACCACACGAGCGAACTCACCCCACAGGCCCGAGCGGTCTCCAGCAAGGCCCTTGCGCGCTCCTGCGCTGGACACGTCCTGGCAGGGGAACCCGCCGCAGATGAGATCGACGGGAGCGAGGTCTGCTCCCACTGCTCGCACGTCGTCATACCTCGATGCCTCCGGCCAGTGCCGCTCGAGCACGGCTCTACAGTAGTCGCTTTGCTCGACCTGCCAGCGCACGGGGCCGAGTCCCGCCCACTCGAGCCCGAGCTCCAGCCCGCCGATGCCGGAGAAGAGCGAGCCGATGTGCATCGGGAGGGTCATCGCCCGGCCTCCAGTGCATCGCTCGGGACCGTGCAGCAGAGCGCGAGCACGCACATTAGCAGCGCGATCCGCTGCGCCTGGGTGAGGTCAGTCATGGGCCCCTCCCATCGCTACCGGCACCAGGTCACCCCTCAGGTACAGCGGGTGAGCGGGGCTGCCGTCCTTGTTCAGCTGCAGCGCGTGCGGGACCTTCCCCGCCGCGCGGATGAGCCTCAGCACCTCAGGTCCACGTGCTCCGCCGAGCTTGCCCCAGCCGCAAACCACGATGCCCGAGAATCCGAGCAGGTGCCGTAGACAGTCATCGTTGTACGGCCCGATCGCCTTCGGGTCGGGGGGCACCAGGTCGGGGTCGGTCTCACGCCATGCTCGGGCGTTCCCAATGAGCGCCCAGCCGTACCCCCAGCGCCTGGCGTAGCCGATGCACCTGCGGATTGTCGGGTCGGCCTCTTCGGCCGTGGCCTTGCTCGGGTTGGCCAGCACGAAGAGCGCAAAGGTGTCGGCGTCCACGCCGGTGGGCCACTGCAAGGAGTAGCGGTAGGACTGGTGACCGTGCGGCCCGCAGAGAGCGGTGGTGCCGCATGTCGCGCAAGGGGAGAACACGGCCTGGGGGCAGCTGGCGCGCGGGACGATGCCGGGGAGAGTGAGGTCAGGCATCAGCCCCTCCCTCCACCCACGCCACCAGCAGCCCCCCAAGAATCCCCCCAAGTTGAGAAAAATCCCCCCAGTTTTCTGCCCGTCTCAGGGCGCTATTGGGCCTGTTTTTGCCGCATTTCCTGCGATTCTCGCTAGCTTGAGGTGCTAGTGGGGTAACTCCCGTGGAGGTTCGAGTCCTCTCCTTCGCACTGGTTTTTAGCCGGATTTCGATTTCGGCCGCGCTCGCCCCCTGCGCTCTTTCTTGGGGGCCCCCAGTTTGACAGCCCGGTCCGTGGCCTCCAGGGCGGCCATGGCCGCCCGCATCGACGGCCGCACGTAGATCGACGTGGTGCTGGTCCTGGCGTGCCCCAGCAGATACTGGACGCCGGACAGGGGCGCCCCGTCGTCCAGCAGGTGCGTGGCTCTCGCGCTCCGCAGGTGGGACGGGATAACCCGCCGGGCGAGCTCCGGGGGCAGCGCCGCAGCGCAGGCCCGGCGCCACGCTTCCCGCAGGTCCGGCGCCCCAAATATCAGCCCCTCGTCGGGGCAGGCCGCGTCGAGATAGGCGCGAGCCCGATCCGACAGCGGCACATCGCGAGCCGCCCGCGCCTTGTCGGAGCCGGCGAAGACCCGCAGCCACGCCGCCCCCACGCGGTAGCAGTCCGGCGCGCTCAGCGCGGCGATCGTGGAGCTGCGCAGCCCCGTCTCGTACTGCACGATGTAGCGCCCGCGCACCGGCCACCGCTGGCAGCGGTGACTCGTGGTGTACTCCGGCAGCGCATCGAGCAGCGCCTCCACCTGGTCGGGGGAGAGCTCGGGGGCGGACTCCCGCCGCACGTGCTGGCTCTCTCCCACCGCGTGGCGCGGCACCGAGGGCACCACCACCTCGCGGCCCGCGTGACGCAGCAGCCCCCGCAGCGCCGACAGCTCGTGCCGCACTGTCGAGGCCCTCACGCTCCCCAGTCGCTCGTCCCGGTAGGCCGTCGTCTCGCCTTCGGTCACGTCCGACAGGTGGAGCCATCGCGGCATCCAGTGCGTCGATAGGTACAGCTCGTAGAGCCGCACCGTGTCGGCGTCGTAGGTGGCCTCGAGCGACGCGAGCCATGCTAGCCCTGCCTCCTCGAGAGAGACACCACCGGAGCCGGCTCGGCGCGGCCGCCGTCGCTTCGCTGCGCCGACTGCATGAGCGTACATTCGCGCCGCCGCCTCTCGAGCCTCTCTCTCCTGGCGAGCGAACGTGGATCGCTCGGTAGTGCGGCCAGCGATGGTCCACCGCGCGTAGTAGACGCCGCCCTCGGAGCGGCGTCGCAGGACCCATCCTCCTGATTGGCGAGCCATTGATCGAGATCTCCTCGGCGCCAGAAGACCCGGCGACCTATCTGCCTCGGGGGTACGGCCGGGCGGACGTGAGCGTCAAGGGTCGCCAGGGAGACGCGCAGATAGGCGGCAGCCTCGCGGCGCGTGAGGAGGCCGGAGGCGCTCTCGGTGAGAGCGGGGGCCGTCACGCCGCCCTCCTCCCCTCAGCCAGCCACAGCAGCCGCTCCAGGTGCTGCAGCTGCTCGAAGTCGCGCGCCTCGAAAGCCTTGCGCTGCTCCAGCTCCAGGAGGTGGACGAGGGTGCCGTGGAGGCTGCGAGAACCGCTGAACACTCGGTCAACTTCCGCTGACCCGGCTTCTCCCCTACCGTCCTCCACCATGGGCATCAAAGAACCACCGTGGGACTTCGACAGGGATCGCGTCTCTGAGCGCGAGGCACAGATCATCGACGGGATCGCGAGCGCGCACTCGATTGGCATGATCGCGGCGCTTCGACTGGCCGCGCCGAAAGAGGCCGATCTCGCGGCACTGCAGGAGCAACTCCTCGACACGGCTGTGGACATCATGAGGACGCGCTTCCCTGATCTGAATTTCCGTCGTCACTGAGCAGTCCGTGCGCGCGAAGATCCCGCGTCAGCGCATCCAGCCGCCGTTGCAGCTCCGGGCTGGTCTCCACGTCGAGCACGTAGGTGTAGAACCCGCGCGCGTCGTTCGAGAACGTCAGCCGCGGCGCCGCTTCCGCCTTGCCGACCGAGCCAGCGACCATGGCGCTGAGCGCCGCGAAGAATCCTCGTCGTTTCACGCTGCCTGCCTTCCTGCCGCCTCTTCCGGCGGCGCTACCTCGTACCCCTCCCGCCTCAGCACCTCCGCGCACGCCTCGGTCCCCGCTGCGTAGGCCAGCGCCAGCCGGCCTGCCTCGGTCTCCTGCAGCTTGGTCGGCCGCGGTTCGGTGCTCTCCCGCTTCTCCGGCGGGGCAGCCCACCGACGGGCAGAGTCACGACGTCCCTGTTGCGTCGAAAGGCCGCTGCTTCTGCAACTCCCGCCGCTCGCTAGCTGTCATCCACGACAGCTCGGGCACCTCATCCCTCGTCCAGACGGCGATCCGCTGGCGCCACCGCGTGCTCGGGGACCTCCTGCCGGCAAGCCAATCGAACACGCTGGCATGGCTCACCTTGAGCTGACGTGCGGCCTCCTTCACCGGGATCTTGTGGTGGTCCAGGAACGCCTCCAACTTGCTTGGCCCATCGGGCTCACCGATCTGTTGCCTCATGAGCGACTAGGGTAGCTACCCTATCCCCTTCCTGTCAAGGGTCGTGGCGCCAACTCTAGCCACTTGGGCCCAATCAGGGCCTCAGCCAGCTTGCCTGGGTCGGGCTGACCCTCGCTGGGCATCCCTGCTCTAGCCATCGCCTCACTTGCGCAGCACCCCATCGGCGTCTCCTTTGCTCGCATCTAGTCTGGCTCCCCCGGCATGCTGTGAGCAAGCGATTTGAGCTGACGAATGTCACACGGGAGGCAGAGGGGGGAATTTTTGTCTTGACGCGGGGTATAGGGTAGCTACCCTGGACAAGGGCTCGCCGCATGCGCGAGCAAGACACGAGGAGACCACCATGCAGCCAGTACCCACGCTCACGTTTCGCTCCCCGCCCGCGACTCGCGAGGGGCGCGTGAGTCTCTACTGGGTGACGCTCGACGGACGGCTGCTCGTCGAGGCAGCGTGCGCCGAGGAGGCCAAGAGGCGCGCAGAGTATCACGCCCGCATCGCGCTGCACTACGCCGACGCCTACGCGGCTGCGGACATCGCCGGGCAGGACGACCCGCGCGGCGCTGCGGATCTGGTCGACGCGGTGGAAAAGGGCGATGTGTCGCTGCGCGAGGCCGCGCGCGTCATGCTCTCCCAGCAAATGCTCGGCATCCTGCCGAGCGCCCGGGAGTCCGACCATGGCTGAGTGTCCGTGTGACGACTATCAGGGCGAGCGCCGATTCCCCGGGCCTGATGGTATCGTCTACGTCATCGAGACACACCTCGGGTGCACTTACTGCAGAAAACCGGCCGGCGTCGTGATCCATCGATTCGCTGCCGACGCGCGTGAGCTGTTCCGAGCTGACGAGCTGCCGGAGCTCGACATCAGCGGCGGCGCGGCTTTCGTCCCGGTCCTCGACCCCGCTGCATTGCATCGCGCTCTCGTGCCCATGCTGACGACGGACGCTGTGCGCGAGTCGCTCGATGAAGGGGCCGAGGTGCTGGAGGAGTGTCAGGTGACGGACGCGGTCGAGACCGCGATCTGTGAGACGCTGCGGGAGTCCGACCATGGCTGACATCTACCTCGTACGCGCCGACGTGGAGATCTGGGTCTCAGCTGATGACGCTGGCCACGCTCGCAGTCTGGTCCGGACTCACCTGGAGGATGCCGGCGTCCACTACATCGCTGTCGACGACGGGCGGTCGCTCGATGAGGCTGCCGCTGATGCCGAGTGGGAAGCTGACAGCGGGCTGGCGTTCCATTCCGGGCGTCAGCCTGTGCTCGGGACCGATACCCCAGCAGCCGAGGCGCTGCAGGACGCGCTGGAGGATGCAAAGTACGCCCGCTGCGGCGGCAGCGGTCACCCGAGGAGGGCAGCGTGATGACCCGTGCCGAGACCCTGTCCGCTGCGCTGGCCGCCATCACAGACGCCTCGCGGGTCGTCCGCGAGCACCAGGCCCTGCTCGAGGCGCCCGAGAGCATCGCGCCGTTGCTGGTCGAGTTGGTCGAGGCTGACAGAGCCTACAGCGATCACTACGCCGCCTGGCGCCACGAGTACACCGCCATCGGCAGCGAGCGCTCCCCGGAGTGCAGAGAGGCGTGGGACCGGTGCTACCTGCGCCGTGAGAAGGCGAGCGCCGCCATCCTCCGCTTCGCCCGCGCCTACGTCGAGCGTGGGGAGGACGTGCTGCGCCAGCGCGACCACGCCCTCGAGCCCGGGCGGAACGACCCGGCTGGGAAGGCGGCGTGATGCAGCTTCAGACGACCCCGCGAGTCGCCGCTCACGCCTGGCTGCGCACAAAGCTGCAGGAGCTCGGCCGCTTCGCCGATGCCGATGCCGGCGCCGATGCCGCGAAGCTCTGGGAGGACGTGGAGGAGATCGTCGCGTTGCCGTGGTTTCAGGTCGAGATGGCGGGCGGCGGGAGAGCGTGACGCATGTCGGCGACATTCTGCCCGGCACCCTCGAGGGGATCGCGCGCAAGGTGGGCTGGCGCATCGTCGAGAGGGAGCTGGGCGAGCGATGGCACGACGCCGAGGCGATCCGTCAGCTGCGCCTGCGCATGACGGTGAAGGTCGAGCAGGACGCCCTCGATGCTGTGCTTCGGGAGCTGGGCGAGCCACTGAGACTGCCAGACCGGGCGGCCTCGTAGAGAGTTACCGCGCCCGCGGGCGCACAGAAAGAAGGGAAGGACATCATGGAATTCACGATCCCGGGCGGCAACAAGAAGGGCACACCCATCGAAGAGGCAGACGATCGCGACATCGAGTACTGGGTGAAGCGCATCGGCGGAGACCTGGAGCAGGACCCCGGCAAGCGCTTCGCCGACCGCGACCGAGCCTGGCTGGAGGCGGCGCAGGCCGAGCTCCAGCGGCGCGCCGCAGGCGGCACTCAGCAGGCGGCTCCACCGCCCCAGCAGCAGGCCGCACCGCGGCAGGGTGGGCGGGAGATGGTGAGGCATTCGTCGGGCGGGCTGCTCGCGTCTCGCAACGCCGCCGAGGTCAACCAGAAGCTCGGGGAGCTGTCGCAGCAGTTCCACCTCGTCACCCCTGCCACAGCCGTCCCGTCGCTGCCCGAGGGCTTCGAGGTGG